ACTAAGACCTTCGATTATGAAAAGGGATGACTACACTTGTCCACTGTGTTCCACAAGAGGTTGTAAACTTCAGGTGCATCACATCGAGACTTGGAAGTCTACCCCAGATAAAAGGTTGGATAGAAGAAACTTGGTGACACTGTGTGTACCATGCCACAAGAAAGCTCATGAGAACAACTTCAAAACTGGTCTTGATGAACATCTTGCTATCCTTCTCCAAGGCTACGTTAATGAAATGGAGGTTGCCTTTTGAACATTTATCAAGACCTAGAAGATAGTCTCTACAACATTGTCAACGCACTACACCCAGATTGGAACATCTTGTTTGCTTTTACAAACGCCGCTGAGCCTGTTAATCCTTACCTCGTTATCGACGTAAAGAAGCTGAATCCGATTGGCCGTGAGTACAACTCGACACCAACACTTGGTGAAGATGGCACGAAGCTTATCCAAACAACCATTCAAGACCACGAAGCAACTGTGAGATTTGAGTTTATTGGTAAGTATGATGATCAAACTTCTGTGGCTGAAATGGCCCAAATGCTCCAAATTGAGTTGAGGACTCAGAATGGCTACTTGCTACAAGCCGAGAATAAACTCTCGCTGTTCAAGCTGTCCAGTCTTCGTAGACTTCCACTCCCAAGAGATACAGATATGTACATGATCTATCAACTGGATTGTGTATTCGCGTACGCGGCTGTACTCACAACAGAACAGGATTATGCAACTGCCCTTAAAGGTAGTGGCGTATACCACGATGCAAACAGGCCACCAGACTACGTGCTGGAATCCGAATTTGAAATCACTCTACCTACTTAGGAGAATAACGTATGACCGTTCTTACGGATATCATTGAAATCAACATCAGCCGAGAAACTGCTGCTGTTGCTCAAACAAACTTCAACGTACCTCTGTTCGTTTCTGCTCACACCCGCTTTGCTGAACGCGCACGTACATACTCTAGCCTGACTGCTATTGCAGAAGACTTTGAACCTACTGATACAGCGTATATCGCTGCTCAGAAGCTCTTCAGTCAAACTCTGAAACCATCCCAAGTTGTTATTGGTCGTCGTCTAGTACCAAGCTCTACAGTTAACGTAAACTCTATTGCAGTTGGAACATACACACTGACAATCAACGATACTCCTTTCGTGTTTATTGCTGGGGCGCTGGACACTGCAATTACAATCGCTGCTGGCTTGAAAACTGCTTACGACGTTACACCTATTACTGGTGTTACTGTTACTGATAACCTCGACGGGTCTTTGACTGTTGCTTCTACAATTGGGTACGCCCTTGCAGTAAGCACAAACATGTCTCAGGCTAACAGCCCATCTGTTGAATCTTGGGTAACAACAATCAACGAAATTACTGTAGTGAACAACACTTGGTATGCCGTAATGATTGAATCCCACGTTGAAGCTGATGTACTGGCCGTGGCTGGACAGATCGAAGGCATGAAGAAAGTGTTCGGCACTTCCTCTCAGTCTCTTGATATCAAGACTACAGCAACAACTGACACATTCTCGAAACTGGAAGCTCTAGGTTACCAGCGTACTTTCGGTATGTTCTCTGCAACAGCAGATACTGAATTCCCAGAAGCTGCTTGGGTTGGTTACCAACTGCAAGAGCAACCGGGTTCTAACACTTGGGCTTACAAAGCTCTGAGCGGTGTTACTGTTAGCACTTTGAGCGACACTGAATCGACAAACATCCATAACAAATCTGCAACTACATATGAGCAAGTTGGTGGCTTGAGCAGCACTATCGGAGCGAAGATGTTCGGTGGAGAATGGATTGACGTAATGATCTTTGTTGACTGGCTAGAACAACGCATGAAAGAACGTCTGTGGAGCCGTATGGCTAACAGCAAGAAAATCCCTTACACAGCAGCAGGTGCCGCTATTATCGAAGCTGAGATTCGCGCTCAGTTGAACGATGGTATCCGTGTTGGTGGACTGGCTCCAAGCCCAGCTCCAACTGTTGAAGTACCGGATGTTCTTAGCGTGTCCGTCAACGCCCGTGCCCAACGTATCTTCGAAGGCATCACATTCGAAGCACGCCTAGCTGGTGCTATCCACTTCGTTAAAATCAAAGGGACTGTAACCGTTTAATTACGGTTACACCCCTCTAATAGGAGACTAACATGGCTACACAACGCCTTGCTACATTCGCCCCAAATGACGTAAGCATTATCATCACTCAACCGAGTACAGGTATTGCCCACTGCATTAGCGGCTATTCTGAGGACTCCATCGTTAACATCGAATGGACAAGCCCTCGTTACGCTCTGTACACTGGTGCCGATAACACTGGTACACGTGTCTACAACGCAAGTAACTCTGCGACATTGACACTGAGCCTACAACAAACTTCTGCATCTAACGACGTATTGTCTCTGTTGTTCAACAACGACGGACGTAACTCCGATGGTCTATTCTCTATCCAAGTGAAAGACTCTTCTGGACGTTCCACATACTTCTCTGACGATGCATACATTGGTGTTCGTCCTAACGCTGGTTTCTCTAACAGCATGATGACACGTGATTGGGTTGTCCAAGCATTCAACCTTGACGGTTATGCAGGTGGTAACGCAATTCTGACTCCAGAAGATCAGAACACTATCGAAACTCTTGGTGGTTCTATCGCCGCTAAGTGGCTTCAACAGTAATAACATTCGTTAGGGGCTTCCATTCGTGGCGGCCCCTTTTTCATTTTAAGGAGTTACAAAATGGCAAGCCTAGCAAACTATTCCCCAAGCGATGTAACAATCACAGTAGCAGGCTTGTACTCCGTTACTGGCTTCGCTGAGGGAACGTTCGTTCGTATTACAAAGAACACCCGTCAAATTATTACAATGCGTGGAATGGATGGAGCAATGTCTCGTTGCAAGAGTCCTGATACGGGTTGGAGAATTGAAATCACGCTAGCACAATCCTCTTCTGCAAATGACATCTTCTCTACTCTGTGGAACGTGGATAAGGTGACAGGTTTGGGTAAATTCCCGCTGTTCATCAAAGACGGAAGTGGTTCTACAATGTTCATGGCAGCCACTGCTTGGATTGAAGAATTGCCTGATATCACCTTCTCCAACCAGATGGAAACTCGTACATGGACATTCTGTGCAACAGACGTACTGGTAAACATTGGTGGCAACGACGATGATGGCTCTGACCTGTCGAGCATCCTTGGTCTGAGTGCATCTGTACTGCCAGTCCTACAAACATTCCAAATCATTTAAGGAGCTTATATGTCTGGTTCTGTATTGACTTATGACCCAAGTGGTGTTACCATTGTTGTTTGCGGGTACATTATTCCCGGCCTTGTCAGTGTCTCGCTGCAATGGAAATCTTCTGTCTTTCAGACTCGCAAGGGTATTCGTGGGGTCCATACAAGGGTCTACACGCCTGACAGAAACGCCACTCTCGTTCTAGAGACTCTTCAAACATCCGTCGCTAACGACGTGTTCACAGAGATTGTTCTTCAAGACGCTGCTGCTCATGCAGGCCGCCTTGAGGTGATGCTGAAGGATATCTCTGGTACTTCTCGTTTCACAACAACTGATGCTTATATTACAACCTTCCCTGAGTTGTCCTTCAACTGTGAAGGGCTTTTAACTCGTAAATGGGAAATCGAAATTCTATCGTTCGTTAAGAATTCCGGTAACATTGGCGGTAACGCCCAAAATGGTATCGACATTACGGACATTCTATCTGGCGCTCTTGGTAGTGCTCTTGGTAGTGCCAAAACTATTGTTAGCGACGGGCTTGATACCCTTGCTGGCTATTTTAATACATAACACATAAGGAGTAACACAATGGCTATTCAACAAAAAGAAGTAATGATCAACGGCGAACAATACTTGCTGACTCAACTGCCGGGTATGACCGGTCTGAAACTGGGTAAGCAGTTGATCAAAACCCTTGGTCCTGCTTTCGCTGTTCTGCAAGGTGAAGAAGCTAGCGTAGCTAAAGCTCTCAACATCCTGTTTGACAACCTCGACGACAATGCCGAAGCGTTGATTATCGCTCTAGTAACATCCGCTTCCAAAGGCAACATGGCTATCAACTTCAACTCTGAGTTCGCTGGGTCTTACGACAAGCTGTTCCTGCTGGTTAAAGAGATTGTGGAGTTCAACTACGGATCGGTTTTTCAGATGCTAGGTTCCGGCGTCCTGTAAACTCTAACGCGGAGCCACAGACAATCCACCCTCGCTTGAAGAAAGTAGAGGATGGATACACTCAAGACTGGGAAATCTTCCGTATCATTACAAGTGATATCCGTGGGCTTCCCAGTTATGTTGAGTTGCAAACTGTCTGCAACGTAGAGGACATCTACAACATCATCGAAACACTTGATGCGAAGTTTGAAATGGATGAGGTTGCTCGTATCCAACAAGCACAACAAGCTGCTCAGAATAAATAACAGTGAGGCCATATGTTTCAAGAGGAAATTGCTCGCCTGACGGGTAAACTTGTCTTTCAAGTTGACAACCGTCCACTGGCTACATTTGAGAAGAAACTCGGCGGTGTTATCACCATGCTGCGTGACCTATCGACACTAGCCAATAAGAAATTCACAGTGAAGGTTGCTCTTGATAGCAGGTCGCTTCGTGCTCAAATTGATAAGGCTGTTAAAACCAAAATCACTCTGAACAATGTTGAT